GTTGTTACACCGACTACGGCTGAAACACTTGACACTCCTAGTAATCCTTTAGCTGCATTGCGAAGCAATGGAAATCAAGCTACAGGAGAGGTTCTTGATATTGCTGTAGATCAAGAATTAGAACAACCCCCGTACGATTTAGCCGATGATGGTGCTAGTATTTACGCACCGGTTCAGGGATTTGTCGTATTTCCAACCACTGCTGGTACAAAGTCTATGACTGTTGTTGCTCCCGCTGGTTTGATTAGGTTAGTTACCCCAACTGATGATGCGGGTACTTTAATAGAAGTAGAAGTATTAGGAAAAGTTCTCTGCAAAGATATGGCGTGAACATGAAGTTAGATATTACTACTGAAGGAAAACTACCAGACCATTTCTGGAAAATAGTTTTTTTGATTGTGGCTTGTGCGTGTGGAATAAACAGAGACTCAATCCTTTTAATTTTGGGTGTTTAGAGTGTTGGTTCCGCATCCTGATGATTTGCGTAAATTACGTAAAGAGGTTATGCCGGGGCCGTGGCACGATCCTTTTTTAATTAGGACAACCCTTATCGAGAAGGATATTATCGGACTCGACCCATTTAATAATTGGGTTACTCCTTTTGATTTCATCCCCGGTGTTGGCGCATATGCTAAGGGCGCACGGGGTGTCAAAGGATTACAATCCGCATACCGTTTATACGGTCATGGTCTAGGACGATTCGGACTAGCAAAGGCATTGGATGCCGGTTCAGATTTTATCGGGATTGGTTCAAAAATATATGGTATGTATCCAGATAATTTACAGTCACCAGGGCAGCATCGGAAGCCAGGAACTTCGGTTCCTTCAGTACGAGCGAGGACCTCTGGTGGCACTAAACCTTCAAGACGGGCTAGTCCCGGCCAGACGTTAAAGCCATTTTGGAGCAACGGCAAGCCAAAATGTAAGAAAGGATTTAGATATGACTTTAAGCGTAAGCTTTGTGTCAAGATTAAATGAATCCTGTGAAATACAAATGTCCACGATGTGGACACATTACTAGATCGCACTCGACTGGGGTTCATTCCCATTCAAGTCGTAAGTGTGGAGCTCCAGGATGTACGCGTAGTTTAAGTAGGCGTCATCAGGTGGAATAGATGTGGCTTACCCAGAGGAAGGTGAATGGTTTAACCCTATTAATAACCGTTTTGAGGTTATATCGGGTGTTCGTTGTCACTGCTATGAATGTTCTTACATTCCAGGCTGTTCACTATCAGGAGACAATCCCCAGGGGATATTCTTCTCGAAAAGCGAGTACCGACAACATAAATGGGAAAGACATCAATCATATAATGAGTATAAGATTCGACAAGCGGAGCTGAAGAGCATAGCGCGACCGAAGGAGACGGAGGCGTTAGAGGGGCATGGAAGACCCTCTAGCGTCACCACTCGATTCAACCTACATACCGGACAACTGTCATCAGATGATGATCGTTTGTTAGGTAATGTCAGATGGGAGACTCTCTGGCGAGCATCTATAGAGTAGGCTTTTAGACCAATGGCCTCTCGTGGGAACGTCGAGCAACGCTCCGAAGGAGACTAAGTAGCGCAGACGGGAAGGATTACCATCGGTAATAGGGAAGCCCGCGAAAATGGGGCGGGATGTGTTTTATAACCACAGGCTAATTCGGACATATATGGAAAGTAATGAAATGCGCTGTGACTACTGCGGAGAAGCACATAAATTATGTGATCTTGATTTTAATGATTTTAATGGTATTGCTTGTAATAAATGTCTATAACTTTATACAGGGTTAGCCTCTCCTATTGGAGATATATGCAGAACAAACTTCAGTACGGAAATATTAAACCATCAGATAGTAGTATCGTTTTAGGACGATCTTATATTAATGTCGCTAGAGATTTATCTAGAATTAATTCTAAAAATGAAGAAGTAACCACTAGGGATGGACATGTGTATGCCTATGTATGCAAAATAACCATTGCTGCAGCAGCTAGTAGTGGATGGACTGTGTACACTGCACCTAATACATGGAAAATGAGAAACGCATTTCGTAAATTTCATGCATATAGAGACATGATGTTCGACAACGCTGGTGTTGAGGGCGATGAAATGGGTCGATATGGCAAGACTATTCGTCCACTCTTGGACGGTAATCATCAATTCGAAGGTACTGCGGATAATACTTTAGTTCCGTATTCTTTCGATTCTGATAAAACTACAGCTATAAAATATGATGTTGGAGAATGGACTTACACTCAATTAAGTACAACACCGATCTATAAGACGGGTTCAAGCCCAACTGAGAGTTCTGTTATTGGTGACGATTGGGCTGATAGTTTTAACTTACAAATATGCGAGGAAAATGAGTTTGAAGTTGCTGGAGGCGCAAAGTCATCCGGTATGTATTCTAGAGTAGGTATGATACATTCGTATAATCTTGATAGGATGGAAGTTGTTACACCGACTACGGCTGAAACACTTGACACTCCTAGTAATCCTTTAGCTGCATTGCGAAGCAATGGAAATCAAGCTACAGGAGAGGTTCTTGATATTGCTGTAGATCAAGAATTAGAA